GAACTGTTGATAAGTAAGCTCTGGGTTTTGCGACCGCGCAAACATGTACTCTTGCAGGATCGATGGAGCTTTCGCTGGCTCTCGGAATAAAGACTTTAAAGCCTCAGTCCCAATACCAGGCACCTTCTCAATAAGTGACGCGATCTCTGGCTGACCCTGCTGTCTAAAGTATTCAGCGGTCATGTTAGCTTGCTCAGCCTGCTGGCGTCGTGCTTGTATATTCTGCCCGCGCTGCATTTGGCTCTGGATGAATGCTTGGTTAGGGTTTAACGTCATAGACTGCAGACCAGCCGCTAAACGTGAGCGTACTGCAGGGTCTTGCAGGGCATCCATAGCGCGACGACCTAGTTTTGATAACCCGCTAACAAAAGGATTTGGTGGACGACTACCTGGCGCTGGGCCTACAGCTTGTGATGGCTGCATCGCCTGCCCTCTTGCCGCCATGAAACTCTCTTGGCTTGCCTGAGCCTCTGGCGTCATGGATGCTGCTAACAGAGCATTGGGAGCGCGCATCTGCTGGATGCGCTCCAAGTCCATCATCATTTTTCGCTCTTCTGGTGTCATGCGCCCATCCCTAAAGCTGCTTTCATTGCTTGAATAAATTTTGCTGTTCGCTCTTCAGAACTTTCTCCTGAGCCTTCATAGCCCATCATGCCTACGCCGGACTGCATCTGTGGGATAGGGAGTTGCTGCAGAAGACCGCCACCCATTTGTACCGGCATAACCTGAGCGTTCATTTGCTGACCAGCCAAGCCCTTAGCCGCATTGCCTAAGCGATCCTTGTCTGCAAGATGCTTCAGTAGCTCATCAAGTAGGCCGGTATCTTTTTGCTTTTGCTGATCAGTTGCGACCATCTCAGCCTCCGAATGCTAATGAGAGGTAATCGAACAAGCCCGGTGTGCGTGTTGTGGTCTGTGTCTGTGGCACAGGCGCCGCACCTAGCGCAGAAGCCAAGAACCCTAGCGAGCGCTCTGGGAATGATGAGTAGCCCTCGAACTGACCACGCGCCTGATCGAATATCTGCTGGTTAAGCATCTGCTGTAACGCGCCCTGCTGAGCCATGTCTTGCTGTAGGTTACGACCCATGCCAAACGCCTGCTGCGCTAGACCACCAAGCTGACCTGCTGCTGCGAGTCTTTGACCGGCGCCAGCTAGTCCTGCGCTTTGGTTAGCTAGGTCTGCGCTCATTCTACTGGCTATGTCCTGACCGGCCATCTGCTGTGCATTCTGGAAGCCACCCAAGCGTAGGTTAGCCGCTGTACGTGCCGCCTGCTGCATAGCCGCTTCGTTAGCCTGCGACTCTAGAATTGCTGAGCGTGAACCACCAAATGCGCCTGCACGTTGAGCTTGCGAAGCTAGTTGGTTAGCTTGCATCTGACGCGCTTGCTCAATGTCTCCTAGCGACTGCTGCACTACAGTTTGCTCGAACGGGTTAAAGTACGGGTTTAGATCGGTTTGTCCGATTTGCCCGGCTTGCACTTCTGCTGGCTGGTAGCCCATGCCTGCGGCCGTGCCTAGCATAGCCCCAGTTTGGCCTTGCTGTGCCTGCTGGAATACGTTTGGAGCTACTTGACCGCCTCCTTTGCCGCCTGGCGCTGGAGCGCCACCTTGTGGTGGAGGAGCGACCCCGCCTGAATAAATACCGCCGGTGGTGCCCATAGTGTTGTTAGGTATCATTACGAGCGACCTCCTCTAAGTGACGGCATCGAACTGCCGCCGCCAAGCACTGGATTGCCGAACTGCATAGGCAAGTAACCACCCATAGGCCCAGTCGGCGCAAGTAATCCGCCTGCCTGTGGGCCAGTAAATAATCGATTAAACGATGCAGCTTGTGCTGGCTGATTAGCAGCAAGTTCTGATAATGCCTGCTCAAACATCTGCCCAGTACCGTAGCCTTGGACGCCGCCAAAGTCCTGCGCCTCTGGCATACCTGCAGTGACGTCCATCTGCGGGGCCAAACCAAAGGCCGCAGCAGCGTCTGCAGTAGACTGCATGGCCTGCGTTTGCATGGGAGTGAAGGCGGCTACAGAAGGCCCGTAATAAGGCATGTAACCGACCTGCGCTAACTGCTCAGCGCGTTGCAAATTGCGAGAAGCCGGGCCTTGTATCCAGCTTGGAATCTCGACTTCCGTTTTTTGGCTACCGCCTTTTCCGCCACCTGACATATCAGATATCCTTTCCTAGAACTGTAAAGGTTTCTAAGTAACCTTTATCTTTTAAAACTCGTTTCCAGCCCTTACGACCGGCGATGCTCATTCCTGTGCATCCGTTCATCTTTGCAAACTCGACAGCGGAATCATCCATGTCGATTATTTGCTCCATCTCGCCACCTGCAAGAAAAATGTGTAGCACCTTCTTGCGTGGGTAGTTGACGATCTCCGTTACTGCGCAGCCTTTCGGCGCCGGCCAGAACTGCATCTCACCTTTTATAATCGCCTGCACGACGTCGTCTAGTGTGTGCGTGCCTCCTGATAGCTCTAACGCTGCCTCTAGCCAAGGCTTACAACGAATTAATTCTTCTACAACATTTGTCAATTATATCACCTATGGACTCTAATGATCGTAAGTGTTGTAGAGGGGCATAAAGACTCTGTCGCAAGACTGCCCGCAGCAAAGCCTTTAAGACTTCCAGTTGTATGGTTAGTGGTTGCCGTATACGCTTCTAGGTAGTCGTTTTCATTTAAAAAGAAAATAGCCGAACGGGTAACCACCGTTGTTGCGGAGTTTTGGTGCAGGGCTGCTCTAATTGTTGAGCCGTTAGCTACATTGACGCCATTAACTTTCGGCCAAAAAACAAAATTAACTGTGCTTGCTGCGGATGAATAAATTTGCGCCGTGAATGTTATTAAGTAATAGCCTGCTTCTTGAAATATAATTCTAGAGCCGTTTTGCGTAAGGCCAGCGTTATCAGATGAGCCAGAGTAAGTGATCGCATATTCAGTATTTGATGCCGGATAGGTAAAATCACTAGATAGTGAAAAATCACCGTGACCGTTCGATAGAACGATTTGCCTGTATTCGCCATCAACAGACACCACTGGGTACTGGTTGACGTTGTCATACAAGATGATGCCGTCTTCTGTCGCGCTGTCGCCTGTCTGTTTAAAAACAAGCTTAGACCTGACTCGGTTCAGGTACTCAACAAGGCGCTCGCCCCAGTTCTTCCATTCTGGGCCTAGTGGTGGAGGCGCTAAACTCATCTATTACCGCCAGGGATTACGTTCAATCGTGGTATGCCAAAGCGCCAGTTATTAAACTCCGTACCGTTGACCCTTAACCGTAGCTGCCGCCCTGAGAAGCGAGCGCTTGTTGGGTTGCTCATGGTGTAAGGTCCGTGTGTAGACTCACTGCCATTTGGGTAGAACCGGGTCTTAAAGGTTAGCGTAGCCTCGCCTTGGGTCTTCTCATCCGGGATGATTTCGTTGACCTTCACCACACTAGACCCAAAGACAACCGGACCAGACTCTGCATGAGGCGCCACACCGCCGTGTGAGTATCCAATCTCGTGATCGTAGTGCTTACCGCCATTACAAAACATAATAGGCTGTCTAAAGACGCCGGCATCGAAACCGCTTGTGCGTGCCAGCTCTCCTATGTTCCAGTAATTCTCTTTGTAGTTATAAATCACGTAACGGTCGTTTTCGTTTGATCCACCGCTCGGATAAAACCACCAAGCCTCGCCAAACTGCGAGTTATTCATTGCAAACACTTTAGAGCGCTGTGCTGTGTTCATGTCGTTAAACACGTAATCAAGGACGTCACACTGCATTTCCTGCACTGATGACCCGTTATACATGAAAAAGCCTTTCTGACCCATCCAGAATGCGCCCTCTGCATTTGGGATGCACGCATGACGCGATATAACGCCACAGGAGGTGCCTACGCGCTCAAACTGGAACACAAGCTGGGGTCCGATGTACGTCGCTGTATGAGCGTCTGTGGTCGTCAGAATGAGGGTCTTACCTCTAAGCCTGTGACCGCTGAGAATCTCGCCGTTTGTGCTTAGCTCGAAGTCGCCAGCCTCGTTTGTCGCCGAGGGGGTCCAAGCGGTGTTATCTTCTTTATCGCACCACTGGACCTTCCTCGGATTCCCGCCTGCCCCCAAAGCAAATAGAAATCTCTCAGCCGTCGTTACAAGACCCAAATTAGACGTTGGCGCGTTGCTGATCTGCGCCGCCACTACACTCGTGTTTAGCTGCCACTCATAGAGCTTGCCGTCATCTACTGAGCACGCGACCAGGTACTCGCCCCACGTATCTAGAGACCACGTCGTAGCCTCCTGATATACGCCGCTAGAAATACGCTGCGTCCCGTAGTAGTCAGTGCCGTAGAAACCGCCG